CCCAGATATTCATAGCCTGTAATCCGTTAAGCTACATCTACAACGTATCCACGTTAGTGTTTGCCCAGATTACGGATGTGGACTTCCCTGGCGCTGGATCGGTTGGCTACCTTGACGGGTACTTTGTATTCAACGAGCCAGACTCGCAGAAGTTTTGGGTGACTAGCCTGCTGGATGGCACTTCCGTAGACCCGTTGGACTTTGCCAGCGCGGAAGGCTACCCCGACAATGTAATTGCGTTAATCGTAGACCACCGCGAGATATTCCTGTTCGGCACCACCAGCGTTGAGGTCTGGTACGACGCGGGAACGCCAGACTTCCCCCTAGCGCGGATTCAAGGCGCATTTATGGAAGTCGGGTGCGAGGCCGCATACTCGGTTGCCAAGCTCGACAACAGCGTGTTCTGGCTAGGCTCGGACGCTCGGGGACGCGGGATTGTCTATCGGGCAAACGGCTACACACCAGCGCGGATCTCGACCAATGCGGTGGAATACGCCATCCAGAGCTACGGCAGTATTTCTGATGCGATTGCCTACACCTACCAGCAGGACGGGCATCCGTTCTATGTGCTGATATTCCCGTCAGCCGAAGCGACATGGGTTTATGACGTATCAACCCAGTTGTGGCACGAACGTGCTGGGTTCGAGAACGGACAATTTGTCCGGCACCGAAGCAACTGCCAAATGTCGTTTAACAGCGAGGTTGTGGTCGGGGACTACGAAGACGGGCGGGTGTACGCATTTGACCTAGATGTCTACGCCGACGACGACCAGATCCAAAAGTGGTTGCGGTCTTGGAGGGCGTTGCCGACGGGGAAAAACGACCTCAAGCGCACCGCGCACCACAACTTGCAATTGGATGCAGAAACGGGTGTTGGTCTGAATGCCTACCCTGCCTACGATGCCGAAGACCTCGCCACCGAATCCGGCAACATCATCGTGGCTGAATTTGTGCAGGGGTATCTGGTTACACAAGGCAGCGACCAGTTAGTTACTGAGGTTGGCGACGGTAACGAACCGCTGGTGACCCAAGTGCAACCCGCAGAGGATTACAACGGCTATGCGCTGGAAACCGAAGCCTACACCGCCGCGCCAGGTTACGATCCTCAAGTCATGCTGCGCTGGTCGGACGATGCTGGGCATACTTGGTCAAACGAACATTGGAACTCAATGGGCAAACTTGGGGCTTATGGCACCCGCACCATCTGGCGGCGGCTAGGCATGACCGAAAAGATACGCGACCGCGTGTATGAGGTGTCGGGGACAGACCCTGTAAAGATCGCCATCATGGGCGCTGAATTGTTCGTCACGCCAACGAGTAGCTAGTGGCAAACCTCAATATCACCAACATCCCCGCGCCTCGGGTGCCGTTCATTGACGAGCGCACCGGGCTGATGGCGCGGGAGTGGTATCGGTTCTTCCTTAATCTTTTCGTCCTGACCGGCAGCGGCAACAACCCCATCACGCTTGAGGAGTTGCAGCTTGGGCCACCCAACCAGCCCGACCTGACCGAGCTGCTGATCCAGATCAACCAGAACATTGCCCCGCAGTACGAGGATCAATCGGGCGACTTTTTGGCTACCCTCGACACCGCGCAGCTCATGTCAATGATGTCGCGGTTCGAGAACGCGGAGGCGGCGATCCAAGGGGCGTACCTTCAGCCGGTCGTGCAGACCGGCACCATCGCCAACTACAACCTTGACGGTAGCCCCACGGCGGGTGGTGTTGCTTACGGCACCGGCCCCGCGCTGGCGGTGAGCGCCGCAGGCACAGTGGGCCAGGTACTGACCAGTGCTGGCGCTGGAACGCCTACTTGGACGGCGGCTGCGTCAGGTACTGTAACCAGTGTGTCCGTGGTGTCAGCCAACGGGCTGGCGGGGACGGTAGCTACCGCAACAACAACCCCGGCGATCACGCTCTCTACGACCATCACCGGCCTGCTCAAGGGCAACGGCACTGCGATCAGCGCAGCGGCATCCGGCACAGATTACGCCCCGGCAACCAGCGGCACCTCGATCCTGTACGGCAACGGGGCTGGCGGGTTCAGCAACGTCACGATCGGCACAGGCGTGGCCTTTTCAGCCGGGACGCTGTCAGCGACTGGATCGGGCGGCACCGTGACCAGTGTGACCGGCACCGCGCCAGTTGTCAGTTCGGGCGGCACCACGCCAGCGATCTCGATGGCTGCGGCGACAACGAGCGTCAACGGCTATCTGACCAGCACCGACTGGAATACGTTTAACGGCAAGGGCAGCGGGTCGGTCACCAGTGTCGCGCAATCATTTACCGGCGGCTTGATCTCGGTTGCTGGCTCGCCGATCACCACATCCGGCACGCTGGCACTGACGGTTGCTGGCACCTCGGGCGGCATCCCCTACTTCTCCAGCGCGTCTACCTGGGCATCCTCGGCGGCACTTGCGGCGGGGGCAATAGTTCTCGGCGGTGGGGCTGGCGTAACTCCGGCAACTACCACAACGGGTACGGGCGTTGTCACTGCGCTTGGGGTCAATACCGGAACGGCTGGCGCGTTTGTGGTGAACGGTGGGGCGCTTGGCACACCGTCCAGCGGCACAGTCACCAACCTGACCGGCACTGCCAGCATCAATACCAACGGGGCGCATAACGGGACAGTTGGCGCTACGACTCCTAACACGGGCGCATTTACTACAGGCACCTTCAGCTCTACCCTTGGCGTTACGGGCGTGGCTACTGTTGGAACATCTTCAGCGGGGCAGTTAATTATCGTTGGCCCCCGCAACAACACTGCTGCTCTCCGTATCACTGCTAATGCTGGCGAGTCGTGGGATTTTACAACGACTAATACAACAGGTTCTACCGACACACTGAGTTTAGGGGTGCAAGGTGGCAGCACCAATGTTACCTTTACGGACAATGGCACAACCGCGCTGAATGGCAATACTTCAGTCACCGGCACACTTAATACAAGTGGCATTACCACAGTTGGGTCAGTTAGCAGTTCAATAACCGGGACTATTAGCACCGCATCAAACGCCATTACAACGGACTACCGCAACGCAAGTACAGGCGCTTATTTCCACTATCTTTCAACAAGTAGAGGGTCGGCATATATCGGGTTGGAGGGCGCGGCGGGGACGCTACTTGATCCTACCTCTCTAGCTGGAGCAACAATTATAGGGTCAGTAGGCGCACAGGCGCTTCAACTGTTTACAACAGGAACAGTGCGTATGACTGTTGCGGCTGGCGGGGCGCTTGGGATAACTGGCATCGTCACCATGTCAGCATACGGTGCCGGAGCCGCAACATTCTCTGCCGCTGGTGTCATATCTTCTGTGTCAGACGAGACATGGAAGATTAAGGACGGCGTCCCCACCGATCCAGATGCCATGCTTCAAAAACTCACGCCGGGGTATTGGTTCTATAACGAGGAAAAAAGAGACACGTTCGGCAAAGACCGTCAGTTAGGCTTTTACGCTCAGAACGTAAATAAGGCTATCGGGCCGGAAGCAGCGCCCGAGCCGGAAGATGGCAAGCCCTGGGGGTATTATGATCGTTCAGTGCTGGCGGTGACTGTCATGTCACTACAAAAAGCGTTAGGAACAATTCAAGAACTTACCTTGAGTCAGCAGACACACGAAGGACAGATACAAGACTTGTTGGCGCGTATAGCAGAACTAGAAAAACGTCTAGCATAAGGATTTGACATGAGTCTGACTAAAGTTACATATTCGATGATACAGAGTGCTGCGGCAGACGTTTCTAATTTTGGAATGGATGCAACCGCAGTGACTGCGGCACTTGCTACTCTGTCATCTGGCGGCACGCTATTCTTTCCCAAAGGAACCTACACGCTTGCCACGGCAGTGGCTGTCACAACATCCAATATCAAAATAATGGGTGAGCCGGGGACAATCATTCAAGTAACGGGAAGCAATGTCCATAACGCCTTCCAGTTTGCTGGTGTGGATAACATTGTTGTTAGCGGAATTACGTTCTACTGGGCCGGTGCTAACTTAACGTCAGCAACTGCGGATTACAACGATTTGTTCGCGTTGCGTTTCCGCTCAACGGGAACTTCCAGCGTTCCTGTTACACCTTGCACCAACATCTTGGTGGAAGGTTGTACCGCATCGCAGATGCTGTTGATTGTTTCCGGTTGGGATTCGTATCCGCAAGCAAGCATGACCTACGCTTTACAAAATAAATGGGTCGTAGTCAGCAAGAATAAAGTGTCTTGCACTTTGGATTCAAGCGCGATCTACGGTGGTGTTGCTGCCATCTCGTGTTTCTTTACTTCGTATAGCAAGATAGTAGAAAATTCATTGTCTGACAAAGCTGCTGACGGAAGCCAAGTATCAACAAACTCAATCGGCGGCATAGAGTTCAAAGGTGGCAATAACGGCAACTGGGTCTACTTCAACTCGACCAACAACATTGTTGCCAACAATCAGTTGAATATCTACGGATACGGAATTTACTTTGCCGCCGCTAGGTACAATTTGGTTCAAGGAAATGTCTTGAACTACTTAAACAGTGAGGCGATTGATTTTGAAGGTTGCAGGGATTGTTTAGCCGATGGCAACGTGATGAACCAGTGCAAATACGCATTGGCAATATTCTATTACTCGGCAAACATCACATTCAGTAACAACACCATATCAATCCCCAACGTTACCAATGGGGGCGCTTATGGATTCAACCAAAGTCTAGTAGGAAGTACTGACCCAACATTACAGGGAAATATTTACTTCATTGCCAACCGATTTGTAGGCGCATCAATAAATTCTGGCGGTGCAGATTCGCTGCCGATCATCCAGTTTGCAATGGTCAACCATCTTCAGTTCCTCGGAAATTATGTTGAAGACTGCGCCGTTGTTTTTGCCGGCACGGTGTCCTTTGGAGAATATCGGAGCAATCGTTTCTACTGGTCACAGAACTACACTTGGGGCAATGGGACTACTTCTCAATTTGGCCCCGGTGGGCCAGATAACGCGACCAGCACCTACGCCAATCCTACGATTGATATTACGGACAATGAGTTCTATTTCTACGCGCCCAAGTCTAATAATCTGGCTACCTCCAGCGCAATCATTGTATATAACGCGTCAACGTATATGTCTACGATTCGTGTTGAGCGCAATCATTTCACTAATTTTGCGTACCCGATAACCCATCAGCTAGTGGGTAGCTCGGACACCAACGGGCAGTGCATGATAAAAGATAATGTTTGCGACATTAACTATGCCGCGACGACGCTAACCAGCTTCTGCGCTACTTCAGGTGGCCCCGCAAATGTCAAGTCCTTGTACTTTGAGAACAACACGACGGGACTTGGCGTGGATATTTTTGGTACTACCGCTGGATTTACCGCACAACGCCTTGGTGCAGCGCGGGGCAGTATCATCAGAAACAGCGCCCCAACAGCCAGCGGGGTGTACGCTTACATCAACGTGGCGACCGATGGAACAACAAGCTGGAAATCAATTGCATTGAGCGCGTAACGGACATAAGGAACCGCAATGAGTAACGTAAATCTCTCAGCGTTTGGTGGCGTCGGCTGGCAGTTCTTTGACAACAACGGAATTCCGTTGGCTGGTGGTTTGATTTACACCTATGCGGCTGGCACCACGACACCGCAGGCCACCTACACGACCAGCGCAGGAACGACAGCGCACACCAACCCGATTGTGCTGAACTCCGCAGGGCGGGTGCCGGGGGGTGAGATTTGGTTGCTGTTTGCCAGCTACAAGTTTGTCCTGCAAACCTCGGCAGCGGTGTTGATTGCAACCTACGACAACATCACCAGCGGTTCAACGCAAGTAATTGTTAATCTTACCGGTGACGGCACCACGGTTAGTTTTAGCTTGGGCAGCGCGGTTAGTGAAAACAATACAAACGTCTACATTAACGGCGTCTACCAGCAGAAAAACACTTACGCTATAAGTGGATCTAGCATAGTGTTTTCGGAAGCGCCCCCAGATACATCTTCAATTGAAGTCAGTTACGCCTAGCAGGAGCCACCATGACCGTCACCGTAAAAGTTCTCATCCCCGCCAAGACTGCCGAGAGCAGTCAGACCACGCAGTACACCGCGACGAACGTCACCACGATCATCGACAAGTTCACGGCGACCAACTACAGCGCAACAGCGGCAACGCTCAGTGTGAATCTGGTCACGGCGGCTGACACGGCTGGCAATCAGAACTTGATTACCAAGACCAAGACGCTGGCGGCCTCCGAGGTGTACACGTTTCCCGAGATTGTGGGCCAGGTGCTGATGGCAAGCGGGTTCATCTCCACCATCGCGGGAACGGCAACCGCTATCAACATCCGGGCCAGCGGGCGGGAAGTGTCGTGAGTTTCATAACCCCCGAGGTTACGCATCACTTTGGCGGTGGAATCTACGCCAAGGAAACAATCATCTCGGAGGGGAAGTGGCTGGTTCAACACGCGCATAAGTTTGACCACTTGTCGATCTTGGCGCAGGGATCTGTTGAGCTGATAACGGACGCGGGCACCGAGGTCATTAAGGCGCCTGCGTGCATCACGATCAAGGCCGGCCAGCACCACGGCGTGCGGTCTTTGACCGATGTGGTGTGGTTTTGCATCCACGCCACGGACTGTACAGATGAAGATATGATAGACACCGTAATCATTGCACCCGCTGTCGCGCATCAGGTAAAAACTATCGCGCAGACGTTGCGTAAGGAGAACTGATATGGCTTGGATGTTTCCCGCTGCAATTATCGGAAGCGCGCTTCTTAGCTCGGATTCTTCGTCCAACGCGGCGCAGTCTGCCGCTGACTCTTCCCGGCAGGCGTCCGACGCTTCCGTTGCCGAACAGCGGCGCCAGTACGACCTTAGCCGTGCAGACCAGCAACCGTTCCTCACCGCTGGCACGGGCGCAATCAATCGGTTGGCGGCTGGTGTAGGGGCTGGTGGTGAGTTTGGCTCCGCTATGCCGTTTGATTTTAATTACGCCGACTATAAAGACCCAAGTCTACAATTTAGTTTGGACGAAAACTTACGCCGTATGCGGCAGGGCAGGGCCGCAGCGGGTACATACGCAGGCGGCGGGGGGATAAGAGAAGAAGACCGATATTTGGCTGGGTTAATGTCTACCGATTACCAAAACGCATTCAACCGCGCTTTGACTGGCTTCAACGCCAACACGGGGGAGCGTAACCAACTCTACAATCGGTTAGCCGGTGTTGCTGGAACGGGTCAAACGGCAACTAATCAGATTGGCGCGCAAGGCGCAAACATGGCGGGCAACGTCGGCAACGCCTACATGACTAGCGCGGCCAACCAAGGCAACGCAATGCTGGCCGCAGCGGGGGCGCGTAACTCGGCGTATGGCGGCGCGGCCAACATGCTGGGCAGGATATATGGGCCACAACTTGCAAGGGGTTACGGGTATACGCCGCCAACAGGTTCGTCTATGGGATCTGGTAGCTTTGATGATCCTTACGCAAACATAGGGTAGAAGATATCATGGCTGAACTTAATTTTGGACTGCTGAACCCCCCTGGCTCGCAAAGCATAGGCAATGCGTTTGTCACCGGCATGGATCAGGGGCAGGAGGCGCGCGCGCGGGATCTGCAAATGCAGCAATCCATGCGGCAAGGCCAGATGGCCGAGCTGCAATTCAAGAAGGCGCAAGACGCGGAGGCCAAACTTAACCAGTTCTACGCGCATGTGGCCGACAACGGAGGCCCAAAAGACCCGGTGGCAATTGAAGACCAGATGATTGGGTCGGGCATTCCCCACGTTGCGGATGCAGGGCTTACCGCACGCATGGCGCGGTTAAAGCTCGAAACTGAGCGCGGCAACTATAGCCGTATCATGGGCGGAGGTGCAAGCGCGTCAACGGCAGCCTCTAGCACCACAAGGCCGTCTGCTGAACCGGGGTCGTTTAGCGCGGATGTTGCACAACGAAAAGCACAAGACGCGCAAGCATTGGCTCCCACCGTTAATTCGCTGGCGCCCGTTGCGACTAACGCGCTTGCCGCGCCAAACATACCCCTGATGCAACGGCAGCGTAGGGAACTGCTTGCTTTGGGTACACCGCAAGCTGTAGCCACCGCAAACGCGCTGGAAAAAGATATCGAGCTGGCATCCAAACCACCGGTGTTTCATGTCGTGCCCAATGTTGGTTTGGTAAATCCGCTGACCAAAGAAGTCATTACGCCAGCGGCAGAACTTAAAGACCCGCTTATCAGAGAGTATGAGTACGCCAAGAAAGAAGGTTTCAAAGGGTCGTTGTTTGATTACAAACGTAGCATTGCCTCTGCTGGCCGTGCGGAAGCTACACCTTCCGCGCCCGTTGCGGTACTTGGGTCAGATGGCAAGACTGTTTATGTTAGCCGTGACGAAGCTATTCGGAACAAGATGACCCCCGCCAGTGCGATGGAAGGATTGGCACCGAAGGAGATACAGAAGCGGGAAGCAGCGTTGCCCGCCGCCACGTCGGCAGTTACTGGGTTTGACACCAAAGCAAAATCTTTCATCAAAGATCTTATTGCGTTGCGTGACGATGTTGGCCTTGATCAAATTACCGGCCCCATTTATGGCCGCATAGGAAGCGTATCGCGTGAGGGCAGCCGCGCGCAGGCACTCTACGACAAAATTGTGGCAAAAGGTGGTTTTCAAGCGTTGCAAGATCTGCGTGACGCATCGAAAACAGGCGGCGCGTTGGGCAACGTGTCTAACCAAGAAGGCAAACAACTCACCGCGTCCTTTGCGGCTATTGATCGTCGGCAAGATGCAGCGGATGTTCAAGCGGCGATTAACCAAGCTATTGCCGACATCGAGGGCGCCCGCACGCGCACACGCGAAGCCTACGACAGCACGTATAGCTATAAGAGCGCGGCGGGCCAAGAGGCGCCTGCTGGCGCAGGCAAACCTTCACTAGCTGACATATTTGGCGGGAAGAAACGATAATGGCCGACATCCAAACCCAGATATCAGAAGCGCGTAAGGCCGGGTACGATGACGCCGCGATAGCCGCGCATCTGACTGAAATGCCGGAATACGGCAGCAAGATGAAGACAGCGTTGGATGCCGGGTACAAGCCTGCTGAGATATTGTCCCACCTAACCGCGCCAACTAAAGCACCTGTTAGCGAGGTGCCTCAACGCCGCGCTACGGAACCAGGGCTCACCACGCTGCTCAACCCCTTAGCGGGGGCGTATGGTTTAGCCGAGGCAGGCACTAATCTGGCAACAGGTCTAGGTGCGTCTGCTGTCGGTGGCCTGCGGGGTTTGTATTCTTTAGCTGCAGGCGATACCGCAGCGGAAGCCGCACGCAAAGTACAGGCTACGCAAAACGCATTGACCTACACGCCGCGCACAGCGCCAGGTGCGGCTGCCGCACGGTTGGTGGGGCTGCCGATGGAACTGGCATCTAAGGGTGCCGGTGCGGTTGGCGGTAAGATTGGCGAGCTGACGGGTAATGAAGCCTTGGGGCAGACGGTAGGTGAGAATCTTCCCGCCGTTGCGGCGACTCTGGCTGGAGGGCCGGGGATGTTGCGTGCTGGCCGCAACGTAGGCCAGACGATAGCCGCCGAGCGTGCGGCAACGCAACTAGAACAAAGTCGGCTGAACGCGGCGTCAATTGAAACGGCGCAAAAAGCAGCAGATATGGGGCTTGCGCTCAACCCCGCTATTTCTAACCCAAATAAAATGAACCGCGCCAAAGGTTTGCTGATTGGCAATGCGGATGTAAATACGGCCATCTCACGGGCTAATGATGCAAGAGTAACTGAGATAGCCAAAGGTGAGCTGGGATTACCGCAAACTACGAAACTAGACGCCGCAGGGTATGCCACGGCGCGAGAACAAATCAGCCCGCCTTACAACGCTATCCGGGCTATCCCCGCAATGACGGATGAAACGGGCGCGGTTGTTCAGCAGTTACGCAGTTTGCAAAGAGATCCTTTGATTGGCGGCAAGGGCGCAGACAAGACAATCAAGGGACTCATCGACGAGGCAATAGATACGGTTAGCGCGGGGCGTAGTGGTAAGCATATCCTCGACAACATCGAACAGTTGCGCCAAGACGCCAATAACATCTACGGGTCGCTTGAGCGACCAGATAGAATTCAACGTAGTGTTGCTGATGCCAGCAAGGGTATTGCCAACGCGCTTGAAGGACTAATCGACCAACATCTTACCCGTGCGGGTGACACGACACTACTCCGGGATTTCCAATCAGCACGCCCGCGCATGGCGCAAACCTACGCGTATGAAAAGGCTACGGACTTCAATACAGGTAGGGTTGACCCCCTTGTCCTTGCCAAAATTACCAGCGGCGATAACGCACTTACGGGGCGATTGGCCGACTTGGGCCAGATCGCAGGTACGTTTCCCGAGGCTTTTGCTGGTGGTACGCCAGCGTCCTTTGCGCGTCGGCATCTTACCCGCAGCGGGCCGGGGGGAACGGCGGGTTTTGCCGTAGGACTTTTGACCGGGCATCCTTTTGCGGGGGGCATTATCGGCGCAGGGCTGGGTGAGCTAGGGGGCATGGTCGGCGCTAAACGAATTGCATCGCCGGGGTATCAAGCGGCTAACGCGGTGCCGTTAGACTACCGACCCTTACGCGAGGCTATGGGGTACAACAATTTGGCTTCTGCTGTTCAACCACCGCCAGTCAATACGCTTCCAGTGCCCGCCACTTCACAAGGCCCGATAATCACAGCAACAGAAGCACCTAATTGGATTTATGGGCGCCAAGATGTTGCGCCGCCAGCGGTTAATGTTGGCACGCCGCAAGGGCCGCTTCAGTTGGCCGCACCGTCGGCCGAGGCCACTATGGCTAACGTGGGGCAGCAGCGCGCCTACGAGCTGGCGCGTGACCGGGCAGCGGGCGCGCAAGCGGCGCAAGCCGCAGAAGCGGAGTCGGCTGCAACTCGATTGCCTACGGGTCGCGGAACAGTTCTCGAAGTAGATCCGCTAACGGGCCGGCTGCGTAATGTCAGCCAAGGTATGAAGGGCGCCACGCCGGATGTAATTGCCAGCACTGGGTTCCCCCTCAACACTGCGGTAGAAAAAGTTTCGTCTGGGCGTAACTTTGCCCTATCCGCGGAAGAGAAAATCGCATGGGACAGGGCCAAGGTAGACTTAGCCACCGCCGTGCCGGGGTTCAATAAGTTGTCAGAAAAAACGATTCTCGGCAAGATGCAAGACCGCGCTTGGGTGGCCGACGCCATTCAGAAGGCGCAAGACCAGGCCAAAGGGTTTGCAGAAATTGCACGGCGTTCGACCGATCAAATTGTCGCGGCAAAAGCAGAGGCTAACCGCGCTCGGATGATGGACGTGGCTGAGTCACTGGGCGAAACTTTACGCGCGCGTCCGGTCACCAAGATGGGGCAAGGGCCAAAGACCCGCGCCGCCAGGCTTAACCAGTTGGCCCCCGAGGATGCGGTTATGGTAACCCCACAAAACAGCTTGACCAGATAATGGCAACGACCAACGAACTGGACGTGCGTCTGACCTCGCACGAGGCGGTCTGCGAGATCCGCTACGACTCTAATCAATCCCCACAACGAAAGAGCATGAATGGATGCCCAAACACTGATAAATGGATCAATCGCAATATCAGCATTCTTCGGTGGTTGGGTGTTGACCCGCATAACCAACTCGCTGGATCGGCTTGATAATGACGTAAAAATGATGCCTGAGAAGTACGTTCTTAAAGAAGACTACCACCGCGACATTGGCGACATAAAATCTATGCTCAAAAGCATCTACGACAAGCTAGACCACAAGGTTGACAAATAGTTGTCAATTAACTAACCAAGGTTGACAAATGAAAAAGCTGCTCACTCTTACCCTGTTTTGCTCTAATGTCTTTGCCGCCCCAATCATGATTTGCAACGGGGACTATGCGCTGTGTGCTGCTTCTGGTTCTACGCCTACGGGCAAGATGATTACGGTCAAGGGCAAGAAGTTCCAAGAGGGAATGGCAGTCTGCCCAGTGTTGACGGGTCGAAGCGTGGCTAACCCAGCGCTGATGAATAACTCCTGCGATGCGCCAGCGGGTAAAGTTTGGAGCCTCTTTAGTACCGTCAGCGAAGCACCACAAGCCCCAAGCTGGGCGGTTGCCCCATTGGTACAACGCACCTTCATACTTGGTAAAGATTCTGGGATGTCTAATCAATGGTCTTTCATGTGCGACAAACAGGCAAAACTTGTGAACGGCGTACAGCTTGCGTCTTGCTACGGCCCGATTAACGAGTCACCTTGGACGAATGGTCATATCAAACCGGGTGCAAAAATTATCACCGACGCCCCAGCCGGGGTGTTGAATCCTGTAGGCGGAAACTTCTAGGAGATTGATATGGGCTGGCTCAGAAATCGTTTTGGCGAAGCATCAACACTGGC